CTTCAGAAGTACTTTGAGTAATCTGATTTGTATAGTTCCAGACTGTGTTTTCCCATACATCACGTACAGCGACACGAATGTAATATGGGGTTGTTGGTGGTAATCCTCCAAATGTAGTTGTTAAATCTGTGCCGGTCCACGTTGGCGGCGTTTGAGTCGGATCAAAATTAGAAGTAGTGCTGAGCCATACTGCATAATCTTTAAGGTCAGGAACCTCACTAGGTACCCAATTCACAGTAATAGAATTTACAGTAGCAGCTGTATAAACATTTAGAAGTACTGGCGGTACCGGATTACTAATACTTAATTCAGCATAAGTACTGATCTGGTCGCCGTTCTTGCTTGCTACACGTATTGTATAAGCTCGGCCTATACCATCAGTTTTAGCCTCTTCAATCGAATAGCTATAATCAGTATTCGTTGTATCAACCTCACGAATCATTGCGCCATTCGACCAGACTTGCACACGATAGCCATCGGCACCGGTTGAGCTTTGCCATTGAACCTTAAATGTGGTACCGACAAATGGCGATTGAAGTGATAACCCTTTAACCCCTGCTGGTCGTCCACCACTTAGGGTATAGCTATATGCTGTAACCTCATCTAATGTCTGTTCTTTACGCTCCAGACCATTAAAGCTAGTGAACTTTAAGAAGATCTGTTTTCCTACCAGATTCTCATTAAATTCATACCCAAAAATAGCTTTATCTAAACGCACAAATGGCTCACCAGCATTATGAATCTGAGCATCGTCAAAACGTCCACGCAGAACATCGCTTAACGTATAAAGACCAGATCCGTTTAAAGTGGCCACTTGATAATTAAAGTACTCGTCACCGACTTTACAAAGCGTTTGATCGGCTTGTGCATCTTCTAATGTGCCACTGAAGATCCGACTTGCTGTATTTAACTCAACCTGTAAGGCGGTATCATCTGTATCGATAGCAGTTACTAACTGGCCATATCTTGCGGAACCATAAATGGTGCCAATCATTTCATAGGTCGTATTATCAAGGCTTGCCCAAACATTACAGCCACCCCAATTGATACCACCAGACACCGCAACCCACACTTGATTCTTGCCATCTGTTAGATCTAGTGGAGGTTCAAAAATAGCAGGCGCATTCACATTACCTGGTTCTTCATTACCACCCTGATAGCCATTAGAGGCTTGTGAATCGTATTCAATGGCAGATCTTGAACCTACGGCAAGTTCCTCAGCCGTAATAGTTAATTCACCGAACTCATCTTCTTCAATACGTGTAATACGTACAGGAAATTGATTTAGGCCCAATGCTTCATCAGTAATGGTCACAATGTCCATTGGTTCTAACCGGCAGTACTTCCAGCCCAAAGTAAACTCATACTCATTACGCACATAAAGCAATCGTTGTAAGCGAAGTTGTGCAGCATGGCGGGCTATTTTGGGTTCACAAAAGTAATGGCTTTCTACAGGATCTTCAGTACGCAAGCCGAACATTTCAATGTTTGCTTGGTCCTTTGCCTCAGTCGTCTCAGTGTTGTACTGGTTATACCGGTTGATGTATTCAATCTGCACATGATTATAGGCATCAGTATCACGGCTACGGCGTACTCGTACCGGCTCATCATCACTAATGAAATCATCATCAGTTAAGTGATAAACCGGTGTTAGATCCGGAGTAAAAGTAACACCATTACCCGTTATTGCAGAATCGCCATAAGAACGGATCTTTAAACCGTCTGGACTTGGTACCACGGCACAATTTACAGCCTCAACAATCTCATTGATTGTTTCATAAGCCGCTCGTTGTTCGGTAAATGCTGGACTGATTAAGAGACTGGCTGCACGGCAATAAGTGCGGAACTCCTCTAAATCGGCCATGTTCAAATTAGGTGCGGCCCCATGCCGAGGATGTGTAATAAAGTCTTCAATCACATCTGCCGGATTAGCATCATCAATAGTTTCTGATAGAGTAATTGTGCTAATCACTTCAAAGTTATGATTTGAAAGGCTGGCGCTATTTCCCATCTCATAATTAGCACACGCTACATATCCTAAAAAAGGATAGTTAATTGCCTGATCAGGATGTTTTGAGACTAGCCAACCCCACGGTGGGTTGTTATTCCCATCGTATAATTCAAACTTAAGCTGATCGATTGGATCAAGCGTAATAGATCCTTCCTGCTTTGGTATGTACTGATCCTTATCAACCCATATTAAACCAATCTTCTTAATCTGGTTCTCACATAGCCCAAGCATGAGCGAAGCACTATAACTAAATGTTGTATTGCTTGTTTTAGTGCTCCCACCCTTGCCGCCTGATTTCTCAACCGTAGTGTGAGGTGTTGCTAAGAAATCACCGTACCAAAACATGTTTGCAGCAACACGGGTTTTTCCATACACAAGAGGCTGACATAGCCCGTACGCTGATTGCTGGATCCGCATGGAGTTAATACGGGTATCCGTTGTACTAATCGTAGTACCACCAAATAATCCACCCATTTATTTAAGCCTCTTCATACGAAAAAAGCCCGCTATACGGCGGGCTAAACTTCCTTTGGTTCCATCCTGAATAATGACTCCCTGATGGAGATAACTGTGAATGACCTGCGGCCATTCGATGATGATTGCACCATGACTAATGCACTTGCCAAATTGATATAAAACAATGTCGCCCGGTTGTGGTGGTCCTTCTACTTGATCACACACCCCTAAAATGAGCTCTAAATAACGTTGCTCCATCTGGTGCAAGTGCCAATCAGGTGGATATGGCCGTGGATCCAAATGGTCCATGAGTCCAACTTTCTCGTAGACCTCACAAATCAAAGTTCCGCAATCAACACCTACACCCTTAACTCGTCCTTGGTGATGGTATGGTGTACCCAGCCAAGTAAGCGCTTCTTCTACTGCTTCAAGGTTTTTCATTTCTTAAAAGATTACCCCACGATGCTCTTGTCTAACCTTCATACGTTGCGCCAATGCTTGTATTTGAGAAACGGTAAGCGCTTTTGTATGAAGAATTGATTCAAAGTGTTGGGCAGTAGAATTGACTGAAGATGCGTAACGATTATTACCAATCGATAGGGGTAAATTTGAATTTACATAGGAAAGATTGCCTGTTTCCTTTGAGTAAAAGGTACCATCTTGATACGCACAAAAAACCGCTGTTCCTGCGGTTTTGTTAATTGATATCGAAGTAAATACTGGCATGGCTGGATCTAAGACTATTCCAACATCCCAAGATGACACTTGAGGACGAATTGTTGCATATAACTTTTCACCTACAGTAAACAGCCCAAATCCATCAGATGTACTACTAGCACCTAAAACCCCCATAAGCGTTGAAAGTTCTGATGTTCTAGGTTTGACTAAACCAGTTAATGTAAAACCTGTGACATTAGAATCAAGCAATTGTGAAATGAGTGCATTACCACCTTTCACACTAAGATCAACATAATTATCACCGTAAGAAGGTTGTACAGTTGCTCCATTCTGAACAGTTAATGTATGACTATTAACCTTGCCAATTAAAGAGTGGGAATCACTACCGAACATCCAATGGTCATAAGAATCTGCTTCATATTTTTCAACGTAAATTAGATCCTCGGTTTCAACTTTTGGCAATTGAGATGCAAAAGGACTTACATAGTCTTCAATTTGAATGCAAATATTCATTTTTAAATTCCTTTATCTAAATTGGCTACTAACTCGAAATGTGGGCAAACGTGATACAAGTGTTGAGTGACACCAGCTATATCAACTGAATCGGGGGTAGAATCTCGCAGGTTCCCACTCGCACCGTTAAGAATATTTAAACCGGCACCTAGATAGTCCATTGCATAGCGGACAAGTATTTGATTTGTAGGTGGTGCATTAAGTTCTAAAAAAACAGAATCATCTTCTGCGGACACTTTTAAAATCGGAAGGGCTATTTCATCGCCATTGGTATCGGTAGCAATCAGACCGTTTTCATCAAGCAGAAGTACTTTAAATCCATCATCAGTCGTCTGTGCTAATGTCGTCCGGTCAACCTGCAACGGTAAGGCTGGAACATCAAATTTAATTTGGATTTTGCTGCCCTCAACTAATGCAGCAAGTGGTTTTATACAATCTGGATATCGCCCTTCCGTATAATACTGACTGTATGCTCGGCCAAAATAAGCACCTAAACGTTTGTAGCCAATATTAGTTAAATGAGTGCCTTCAGAATGTTGAAGATGATATGTAGGGGTTATAAATAAAAAATTTTCATTTTCTTGGGGCAGATCCCATAGAGCTTTAGATATTTGCGGTTGTGTTTTAACCCCATAACTGATCTGAACAATTGCAAAAAGCACATCTTCATCTTGACCTGTTAAGGCTTTTACATCGGCATTAAAGTCTAAATGGACCTGCTGAAAGGTATTTTTAAAATTTACGTAACTAGTAGCGTAAAAAGCGTCATTGGTTCCAATTATAAACGGCGTAAAAACTGCCTTATGGGATTTACCAGCATTAAGTTCTCTTGCTTTGTTAATATGATTTAGCACACGCGGATAGATAGCACCGCCCTTTGCTAAATCAGAAATTTTGGCACCACCATACCCTGCTGTAGAAGCAAAGATAATATGTTCGTTTGGACTTATACCTTTGCGAATTAATTCAAGAGATGCATAGTTTGCGGCACCAGAGCAATGAGTTTCCCCTCGGTTCCCACCGCCATCTGAAGCTGGGCTATTATATTGCTCAACTAAAGGGATAATTCCTAACGTTTCACCAGAACCAAGCGGGTCCAAACGCGGACCTTTACTAAATGTTGTATTTAGATAAGGCTGTGACGTGCTCAAAATATTTTGGGCTGTGGCACCTACAGATAAAGACTCACCGTAGCTCAGCATGTGATTAATTTCAGTAGCTATAGGCTTTTGTGCAAAATACTTATATGTTTTTTGTTGCACTGATGAAGGCTCTAAACCCGCAGCAAAAAATTTACCTGTTGACTTTTTGATGCCCCATAAAGCATTTCCATCAGAATCTACTTCGCCGGCAATTACATCAGTGTTGCTATAAGACTTCAGTTGAAAAATACGGGTAAAAATATTTTGTAGAAGTCCGACTGCATTAAAAATACCTGTGGCTTTATCGATCCATACCAATGAATTGCCAAGAGAATCATTAACAATATTAAAAATGGTTGGGTCATTTGCTTTTTTTAAAGTGATTGCAGCACTAACAGCATCAACTTTACTATTGGTGTAACCATTTGAAATTGTGACAGGATCGTAAGGACTTTTAACTAATTCCGTTCCGTTCCACGTGTAATCCCCATTTTTTGTTTCATCAGGATCATTGCTAACTGTCACCTTATAATCAATAGGCATCAGTTCAGTTTTAGAGTCAGCTAGTTCCATTGTGGCAAAGATATTAACTAATTGTTCATTAGTTGGAACTTCATCACCTAGAAATTGAATCAGTTGTGTTTGGGCTTCTTTAAAACCCGATTCAGTAACATTTTGACCAATAAACTGGTCGGCATTAGGTAAAGGCATTTTTACCCCCAAATAAAAAGCCCTGCGTTTGCAGGGCTTGGGTTAAATTTAAAAAACTAAATTGATGTTTCAGGAACTGGAACGAACGGCGCACCACGGAAACGAGCACGGTTGTTAAAACGGTTGGTACATGTATCAAGTCGCTTATCGCAACCAGGATAAACTCGGATTGCTTCACCGATTTCAGGCATTTCTAAAAGCGGTAAAGTTAAGAGCAATGAACCTGCTTCGTGTAAGCGCACAGTACGTTTAATACCGATGTTTGCACCCTCTAAAAACTCTACAACACCTTGTGTAAACCAGCCTTGCGGCTGACTCAATTCACAAAGTATCCGGTTGGGTGTGCTATTCGCCCCAATGGTAGTATTAATGGCAAAATCTGCACTGAGTAGACCACAAGCACTATCAAACAAGGTATTTAAACAACCTGGTGTATATAAGTTTCTCGGCATCTGAAGCTTTAAGTTATCAACGTCAGAAACTACACTTGCGTTAATTTCATATCGATCAAGCTCGGGCTCAACAATACGGCCTTCAAATAAAACTAATGTGCCGGCACTAGTATCAGTAGGAGTATTTATATCCATAAAAATACGTTCAAGCTTAAAACGGGCGCCATCTAAAACGCCGTTATGAAATGCCTGTGCTACAGGCACATCACCGAACTTTGTGCTTTCATTGGTTTCAATTTTGATAGATAAATTATCAACTTCTATTCCTAATGAAAGGCTAATACCTTCACGGCTAATGATTGGTCCATCAGCACGAAACTCCTTACCCTGAACCGTCAAATTGACGTCATAGCTTGTGTAACGGTACTCAATACCTTGTATGGTCGTGATGGTGTAAAGATCTGCCATGATGAACTGATCAGCATCTAACAAGGCGATAAGTTTGGGTGATGCTTGTCTCATATCTTATTTCCTAGAGATCCAACTAATTCAACCTTGTTCGCCTTCCATAACTTATGCATAAAGTTGACATATTGTTGTGTGTCATCTTTAAAGCGACATCGATAGTAAAAAGAACCCTTTACAGTTACTTCTACTCCCTCTTCAATTGGCTGTGAAAGAATGTATTTGCCGTCACTCGTCACCTGAGCAGATGCGGCATTCCACATCAACTTTTCTTGGTTGGAATTCCACATGGTTTTAACAGGGGTTTGATTCCACATATTAGGATCTACTTCACCGACAATTTGCTCTTCGGTATTTCCCAGTGGCAATTGACTTGTATACATATCCTTATAAAGCTGAAATGAGGTTGTAGCTCCATCACCAACAAAGGTACAGCTAAACTCATTATCCTCAGGCATCTTATAAAGAAATGAATCAAATGCCCCTCGGCGTTCTAAATAAAAACCTTGTAGTTGCTGCAATTCCTTTCTCCCCTTATTTTCACGCAAAAATGCGTAAGACAACGAGATCTCATATTTTGGAGCAGCCTGAAAACTAGCCCTGAGTTCACGGCCGCTAATTGAAGTCATGATCTTGGTATTAAACATAGGAGTCTTTGATAGATCCCATTCAAGACCGGGTAATTCTGGAAATAATACGTTCGACACTTACACCTCCTTATTTACCATTCTTACCAAATCCACGGACATAACTCTGTAAACCACTAGCGACTGCACGACCATTATTTTTTAATAACCGCTCAATACTCCTAGCATCTACGGCGCTAATATGAATAGTCGGTCCAGCACCCCCACCTTCAGCGGCTGCAGCTGCTCCAAAACTTGCACCACTACGCATAGCTTTGCCCATTTCACGAATGGTATTTGCATGTTGTGAAGGCAAAACCATTTCATCTTCATGAAGCTGGGTAACTGGATTCACACCGGATGGAATGTCATAACCGCCTCGAGCAGATTTGATCTTGCCAGCCAGTCCAGCAACTAAACCGAACGCAGCAGCACCGGCACCGACTGCGAGAACTGGACCAATGTATGGAATAGAAACCATTGCTTTAAATGCGCCTGCCATCGCTTCCCAAGCTGACATCATGATGCCTTTGACAGCCTCAGCAGCTTTTAAACCTAAACGAGTTAAACCACCTGCAGCTGTAACACTGGTACGTGTTGCCTCACCTGCGATCGTTGCACCTGTTTGAGCCGCTTGGCCAGATGCTTCTGCCGCCGTTTCTGCCCCAACAAACCCAAGCTTTCGAGCTAACTTAATCGCTTGGATTCTTAGCCAGCCTTGTAGCTCTTTAGTAGCCGATTGCAGGGCAAATGCACCCATGTCAGCTAATACTGCTTTAGTTGCGTTACTCCAAGTTAAGGTGCCATTCATAAGTGACTGAATGCCCTGATCCCAAAGGTTTGCAAGCCGAGAAGTAAACCCACCGAACTTAGCTTCAAAGTCTTTCATTTCTGCATCACTAATTAAGCCCATAGACTTAGTGTCAGAAACTTTCTGATCTGCCTCTAAATCAGAAATATTGTTTGTGATTTGGTTTTGATTGCCCTGTTTGCCAGTAATGCCAGTTTGCTCATTCTCAAGTGCCAGACGCTCTAAAAGACCTTGCCGTTTAATTTCACGTAACTGATCTTCGAGCTGCTTCTCTAATTGAACTTTGCGAAGATTTGAAATTTTCTTGGCATCATATTCGGCTTGGATCCGTGCCGCTTCTATTTCATATAGACGTTGTGCTTGCTGTTGATAATTGTCTATCTGTTCTTCACGAGCTTTTTTGTAGTCCTCAAACTCTTTTAAACGAATAGCAATAATCTTGTCTGAAGCATCCTTTTCGGCTTTGACTTTAGCAGCGGCTTTTTCATCGGCAGTCATCTTAGATTTTTCAATCTCATCTAATGCTTTCTGAAGATCTAAAGCGACTTTCTTTTCTTCAGATACATACTTATACCGAATATCTGCAAGTGCTTTAGCTGCCTGCTCAGCCTGACGTTGCCGCTCTTTAGCCTCTTGCTCAGCTTTAGATTTAGCCGATGCCTTAGATCCACCCTTGTCATCTTTTACACCAGTACCGATACCTTTATTAATACTTGGTGGTGGAGCACCAATACCCAATTTTGGCGCACTTGGTGTTTCTATTTGTTTTGTAGGATCCTTATAAACATAGTTGGTAATTTTTTTGCCACCGGCAGAAGTAACATCAAGAATCCTTTGCCCAGCCGTAACAAGTGAATTTGCCGCTGTTGTTGCCCCGCTGTTCCATGAGTTCTTGAGGTCATTCATTCGTCCTTTCATTTGGTTGGTATAACGTTCAGTAATACCACCTAGCTGAGATAAACCGCCCTCCCATGCAGCCTTAGCACCTGAGAAATTGAAGTGAAGAATATTATTAACGACACTACCGAAGGTTTGAAATTTAACTTGAAGTACATCTAAACCGAGCTGAATGGTGTTGCGTACCATGTCAAATCCAGCCATGAGGCCATTAAATGCAATGATTAAGGCTTGGCAAACTGTAACTACCACAGCTCGGATAATTGCAAATGCAGATTGAATAGCAACCTGCAAACCTGTTGCAACAATACCTAAAGCTCTTAAAGCTACTGATACAGCATCCATGAAGCCAATTTGTGATATTGAACCATCCCCAATATCACTAGTTAAATCTTTCCAAATGCCTCCAATGGTATTAAAGATTTCACCAACAATACCAAATAGACTTTCAAAAATTCCGATAATTGACTTTATCGAATCATCAATACCTTCTTTAGATTCGACTGCAAAAGTCAAAAATCTATTTGCAAGATCTGTTAATGCTGGTGCCGCTTGTGCCGCCATGCGAGTCATTACACCTTGCAACGTAGACTCTATTGTTCCTAAAGCAGTATTGAACTCCTTAGTCGACTGCATGGCTTCAGTGCTCATAATGACACCTAGGTCGTGAGCTTGTTTTGCGTACTCTTTTAATTTTTCTGCATTGTTATCAAGTAAAGGTCCTATCAATGTCGCATCATTCGCAATTGCCTCCATGTAGAAGGTCATTTCAGCCTGTGAGACATTAGCCTTTTGTAAGGTCTGGTAATATTTCTCAAGAATCTGCGGTCCTGATAATCCTTGAAACTCCTTAGCAGTAACTCCTACTTTAGGGGCAATCTTTTCAAAGAAATCGGCCATTTCCCCGCCGCCCGTTTGCATGAAGTCACCAAACTTATCGTTTACATCTTTCATGATGTCCGAAAGTTTATCTTGCTCTACATTTACCTTTCCTGCTGCAAAAGCCCACTCCTGAAACTCAGTAGTATTAGCATTTGCTAAACGTGATTGAATTTCAATTTCTTTTGAGGCTTTGCCAACCGCAGACACTAATTCAGGTATTGCACTAATTGCTTCAGCAGCCGTTCTTGCTATTTCTTCTCCGATACCTAAAAGAAAGCCGCCTTTAATGAGTGAAAAGCCACCTGTTAAAGATTCTTTAATGTCATTGCCAACCGTTTTAAACTTATCTGAAATGTTATTAGCAAAATTATTAAGTTCAGAACGCATGCCTGATACATCAATTTTAAGATCTATACTTTCGCTGGTGTTTTCAATTTTTTTTGATGATTCTGATACTATTTTTTCTGCATCTTTCATTCCCTCTTTTAGTTCAGAGGTCTTGGCGCCGACATGTACTTCAACACGGTTATTGTTTGCCATAACTTCCTCACAGGCATAAAAAAAGCCCCTTTAGAGGAGCTATGGAGAAATAAAAAAGCCTTGCGATTGCAAGGCTTTATAAAGATGATTATAGCAAATTAATTAGCCATATTTTTTTGCAAAATCTTCATCTGAACTACAGAGATAAAGGATACCTTCGATAAAGGCAATAATTGCCGGAATAAAGGTCCAGCAGAAAATAAGATACAAGATACCTTGGCCAACTCTACCCAAATAGAATTTATGAGCCCCAAACCCACCTAGTAGCAAAGCAAATACGCCAGCAGCCACCTTACTTTTTTGCCCAGTGATTCTAACATCTTGCTGTCTTACACCACATTTAGGGCAAATTTCTGCACGAACATCAATTTGTTGGCCACAGGCATAACAAAATTTTGTTTGAGTCATAATTTCACCAATTATTATAAAGTTCGTACAATCTAACAAACTGGTTACTTAATGTCACATTAAAAATATAAGGGCGGCCTTAACCACCCTGCGGGAAACTTTCTAAGACTTCTAGCATATCGTCTTCGTCATCATCTGAAACGGTGATTGTTGGGCTTGTCTCTTCAATTCCTGCGAAAGCTTCCAAGATACGGCAAAGACGCTGTATACCTATATGTGCGGGAGGGTTATTTTGCTGATACGCACTTAATGCTCTTAATCTAGGTAGATCCATTTCATTGATTACATAGTCGTAATCTTTACCCATGGTCAGCACTAAATGCGTGTACAGCTCCTCCCAGTCTATTCCCCCGAGCCACCTGCGTGGTTGTCAACATTCCCTTTAAGGCCAGACACAGACATTACAGCTTCCATCACTTCTGTGAGCTGATCCATAAATAGCATCTCTGCTACATCAACACGAGTAATGTCGGGGTAATTTCGCTTTAAAGATTTGTGTGCCACATCAATCACAGTGCCGACATCATCTGGCTTGAATGATTGAAGTGCAGGCAATAGTTTTTCAACCGCACCCAGTGACAATGGAGCAAAAACAAATGGTTGACCATCAACAATAACTGTAGAGCCTCGAGGGTTTTCAACTTGCTTAAATTGCATTTGGTTTTACTCCGATAAATCGATTTTGAAGACACGGTTAAGATCATCAGCCATAGGTTGGAATTCAAACTCAGGAATATCGTAGTCATCCTGCTTTGAACTGAACCCAAGCTTGTTACTAGTACAACGGTAGAAATTCATATGCATGAATTTGCCCTTGTAATCACGTTGCAGATCTAATGCAAACTCAGGTGTATAACCCATGTCTAAGTTGGACACGGTGATTGACTTACCACCTGCAACTGTTGCCGAATATCGGAAGCTAATAAAAACTATCTTCCCAACATCGGCAGTAGCAAATGTGTAGGCACCTGTCACGTTATCCACGCTGTATTGCCCTGCCACTGGCGCTGACGCCACACGTTTGAGTGGAATAGCCTTACCATCTGTAACACCTAAGTCCTTAACAAAAGTGCCAGCATTTGGAACTACAGGTGTAACCAAGCCGCCTGTTTGAATAGTTTCACCATTAATGGTTTGAGATACTGTCTCGATTCCACCTTCAGCAACTACGCCTCCAAAGAAAATAGAATTTAACAATGTGCCATTAATACGGCCAAATGATGCTTTACCTTTGATTGAGCCTTTACCACGTGCGGCATCAACGGCGAACTGTCCACGGCCAAAGAGTTCTTTTAAATCGAAACTAATATCGACACCTACCGACTGCAATACCCCCACTTCAACGGGTGTGGGATTGCTAATCGGTTGCCCATAAACATCTTGAATAGGTGTGGCAAAGATCTTGCCGGCACCAAATAAATATTGAGCCATTTATTTTGACCTCTCGAAAATGACAAAACCGCCATCTAGGCGGTCATAAAATGAATATTTTGTTAGTTAGTTGTGAGGATCCGGATAGGGATAATTGCAATCGCCTGATCATCCAGCATGTTTTCTACTGCTTCATATACTTCTATCGTGCCTTCAATCCAGCAGTGCTCTACCAATCCACCTAAGGTTTGATATTCACTAAATTCTGGATGGTTTGGCTGAATAGCTTCACGTACACGATCAATAAAAATATTCATCTGTGATGATGGTGGCTTTGCCCTGTCAGATTCATGGATATAGAGATAAACCTCAGCAGCTAATTCAACTTTTGAATCTAAACCATGAACCGGCACTTCCTGTTGATTACCTTGAGTAATAAACATGGCTGGTCGTTGTTCTGCTGTCACATGGTTAAAGTGACGTAAACGGCGACTG